TTTGTTTTTTATCCTGCTATAATCTAGTTCTTGCTGTTCTTTTAATCTGTCCCTAATCTTACCACAAACTGGTATTAAAATGTAATAAGATAATATCAATACTAAGATCACTACTACAACAGCAATTGCAATCCATGTATACTTTCCTAACATGTCTAAGAATGGCTTGAAGATAAATGAAAGCCCTTCCTCTTTCACTTTGCAGATCCATGTCGCACATTTGAGGTCTTCTTCATTGACATAATGGGTCTGGTCAACAGGGGCTAGGTCTAAGATTTCATTTTTATATATTAAATTTGACTCAATAGGTATGTTATGCCCGCAGACTTGCAATTCTATCTTTTCAGTTTTAGGTTGACACATTAGCTTTATACTGTACTTCTTCTCTGTTGGAAGAAGTAAGATTGTAGAATGGAAAGAATCACATGATGATGTTAACCTGCAAACTGTCTCAAATGATACTTCAATATCTAACTGGCAGGATATTCCCATTGCTGACATTGAATTCCCAGCACACTTTCCTGTCCCATCAACATCTACATCTTGTTTGTATAGCTTATAATTGAGATCACCTAATTTAACTTTATATCTCATTGTCCCTAGTTTCTTTCCAAAAATATGCAAACTCAATTTGGACCCATTGTTGATCATTAGTAGATTTGGATCATTCTGTAACTGCAGGCAATTATTATAATTATTATCAAAACATTTCCTAACTACAACATCTTTACGCTGCATTGCATGGCATATATAATCAAATTTAGGGACTCCTTGACCTATAACCGTCTTATTAACCTGTTGAACATTTCCACAATACTTTGCAAATGATCCCAAATCATTTATTTGTCCTGTGTAAACTTTGTTGTTTCGAACCAATATCCTTTCAGGGAGAATAGAGACTTGTGTATTTTCGAAGACCAATTCAAACTTCTCCGTTATTGTCGGCTCTAGCATATCTAATTTAGAACAATATGTTGTATGCGGCAGTGTAATGCAAAGATCTAAGGCTGTTGTGTCTTCTCCAATCTTTTTATAAACTGTTGACTCTGGCTTAATCACATCTTGGCAGGAACCATATAGGCAGCCAGTCCCGATTGCCAGACAGCCAAATTCTTCACACCCCCAGCTACTAGTATGTTCTTTTGAAAATCCCATCCATCCTTTAGCAACAGGTAAGTCTTGGCTGCAAGACCCGGTACATTTTTCTGAATGTCTAACATTAATAGTAGTTGTTGGCCCTGTCTTATAGATCTCTCTATATTCTGCATGATATTCTGCAGATTTTAGATAAAGTATGATATCAAACAACTCTTGACCATCTTTTGTGTAAACCTTGAACCCATTTGCCATGCCTGCTATTGCTGCCATCTCTCCAGAGATGAAAGAGTCTCTTATCCCCTCCTCTGTTTCCACTCCTTGTATGGTGAAAGAAAGGTATTTAGGCTTAATCTTAGGCATATTTGATAAAGGTTTAAACAAATGACTGTTGAGGTCACCTTCTATTGTTGATTCCAAAGAGTGTCTAAAACTATCAATATCTGCATAGAGTATAGAGGCAGAATGCATTACATTCTGCAGATGATTCTCCCATTTGCATTCTGTGATATATGCAGGGTGTATTGGTCTTCTACTTGATTTACAATTAGCAGTTATACAATACTCAGTTATATTATTCGAACCTGAATGCTTAATTGATGCCTCTGTCAAGTAGTAATGCTCATTGTTGCAATGGGCAATCTCCCAAGAATGCCCTAGTACATTGCATACTCCCTTGTTGAGAAGATGGCAAGTCTTTTCGTCTTTGTGCCATATTGTTGCATGTGTCAGATAGCTATTATCTGAACACTGCAAGTCTTTGACTTGTGACTGATCTGTCACAGGATCAAAATCTTTCAGACAGTGTGTATCTCCTCTACACCATTTATCATCCTTAGAAAATGTCACACCCTCAGCTGGTACCTGATAATAATTGTTAGCAGAACCACACTTTACTAATTCTACAACGACTGCATCACCTATTTTTGACTTGCATTTAACTAACTTAGCATTTTGGCATTCTTTAATTGGTGTTGATCCAGTATTGATAGTTATTGCTGCCAATGATTGAGTTGATCGTTGTACCCTTTGAGTATTTTCCAAATGTGCCCAGTAATTAGAGACAGTTGGCTTTGTTATATTCAGTCCAACAACAAATTTTGCAAATTTTATTAATCCAGTAAGGAAAACATTCCTAGGAGTTGAATCTGTCATATTTTTTAAGAACTCTTTCAAGTTTTCAACATCCCAACCATTGTACAGAGAAGCCATTATACTGGTTCCCAATCCTCGATAAGCATATGATATGGCCTGTAAGACCAAATTCATATCTTCAGACCAAGATGTGTTATCTGACCTATAAAAATTCTCTGTTGTTTCTAGAAAATCATCATTTGTGTATCTGCATGAGCCAATCTTCTCAATACAGTAGCATATTGACTTGTATGGATAATATGCACACAAGTTTAAGTGGTGGAATTGTAGAGATGTCTTGAATCCAACAGATGAATATCCAGCAACTTGGTTTAATGTTTTGTGGTAGTCACAGTACCTTTGGTATACTATAGACTCACCTAGTACCTGATAATGCTTGTTGTTATTCAGTTCAATTTTTGTCATAGCAGAGTTAAAGTCATCATCAAGCAGGTCAAAAATCTTTCTATCTGTAGAATGAGCATATCCTTTCTCAACAAAATCATTGTATATCTCCTGCTTGTTTGGTGTCCCATGTGTCCCGCATTCATTGAAAACCAGAGCTTTCCCATAGCACTTGTAGAAGTCAGAGAGGTTGCTGTCAATAGGCTTCTTCAAGCAATCTGGGTTTGGTTCTGCTACTACAAAACCTGTTGAGATAACATTCAAGAGAAGCAAAGTCAATAATATGAATTTCACAGTTTTCCTATCAAATTGGTATAAACAATTCTCTGATTTTTTATGGATATCTTTGACAGGGCATACATAATCGATCTCTTCATACACTTGTGGCTCAAAGCCGCAAATACAAGTGTCGCATCTATTGGTAAAATCACCAAATATTCTGACCTCTTTCCTGTAATGGTACATTTCGCACTCTCTACAATTATAAATCCTATGATAGTACATCTTATTGATAATCCAAGGTGTCAGTAAGATTAGCATACTAGCAAGTAGATTGACAAGTATGGCAATCCAACTAGCCCAGTCAGAGCTTTGTAGAGGGCAGGGGCAATAACCAATATTTGGCAGCACTTCCCCTAACTCAAGCAGAGAATATCTCTCTTTGTCCTCAAGACCGTGCACAGGTGTCAGAAATGAGAAGAATAAAATTGCCAACAATATAGACAACACCAGATTAGAGCCTTTGTTTCTGCATAATGCTCTTGCAGTTGTTCCTGATTTGAACCCGTGGCAGAGTTTTCCTTGCCTATGCATTTTGAGCCTATCGGTTGACCCAAACTCAGCACCACATATGCACTCCACTCCACATTTTGTGAATGGATGATAAGGTTTGCCACATGTAGAGCAAGTTTTGCATGCTTTGGTGTACAGGAGCCCAAAAATATAAGTAATTGGCCAGAATATAGGCAAAAGAATATATATTATATATGTACCTGAGATCATCCATAAGAGCAGATATGTTATTGTTGAAAATAGGGTCAGTAGTATGATCTCTATATTAGCACACAGAGACATTGCCATTTGGCCTGGGAGCATTGTCTTGTGCAAAAATCTGACACAAGACATGTGTGTCTTGAAGCATGCATGAATAGGCTTTTGATTTGTCCCACATGATACAACAATGTGCTCGCAGGTATTTGAGAGTTGAACTGCTGTTTTAGTTTTAAACCACCCTGTTTGAGATGAGCTCCCTGTGACACTATAATGGTTGAGAGATTCACTTGATAATATTATGGAGCCTTCCTCTTTGTCGATGCTGATTCTACAATCAGATCGGCATGAAAATGATTTTGGAACCAATGACATTGTTGAATCTATATCATATACAGTGAATGTCCCGCCAGCCATCTCAATCGGATTGCATTTGTGCCAGTTTTTTACATTCCACATCCTGTAAATCGCATTATTAAAATTGCTTTCATTTTTAACCTGAACAGAGACACCTTTGATCATTGAAATATCGTCTCTCACACAAAAGTCCGAAATGCCGTGATTCATAGTCCGTTTGGAGACTAAGAAGCCTCCAGTGAAGCATTTATTTAATCCTGGGTTAGGTGCCGGTTGAACACCTGAAATTGCTAAAAGCAACAAAATGTAAATCAT